TCGATAGCCAGCTCGTAACTGTCCGACTTGGAACGAGGAAACTCCAGTGAATGGAGAACCTTAAGCAGGACACCATGGGTTTCAAGATTCTCACTCCGATTTCTCGGAATGATTGACTTATACACCCAGGCGTCATATTGCTCAGTGAATTCCTCGCGAATCTTCCCTTTGGCACGACTAGGTCTAGCTTCATCCCAGTCGCAAACAAGGCCACCATCTCCGACTCCTTCGGGTATTACATACCCTCGGAACTTCGAAGGGATCCTTGAAACAACAGACTCATAAGTCTGCTGCCATCGTGAATCCAAGCCCCACGCCATACGACTATAACGCCGTACGGTATTTGCAGCCCAGTACATTCGAAGTACTGAATCAATCGGGCTGCGGACATAGAAAGGTGAAACATCGGCTCCCGCAAAGTAATGCTTACCGCACGACTCACGGAATGGGCCCTCAGAGAAAGTCTTCTTCCTGTTCAGGCTAAAGCCTAAACAAGATAAAACCTCCTCAAGAGCCGGCACCAATTCCACGGCAATGATAATATCATCGCCGAAGACAGTGCACCGATGGTCCATATCCCTAGTGGCAAGTAGCTCAATAACGGCCGAACACAAGGCGTAGAACAACAACGTCTCGAGTTCGAACGTGTAGCCATTACCCATTGAGGATACCTTCCGGAGTAAATGAGTCTCTCCGGTCGGAAGAACTACCTGAGGCGATCTCGTCAGCTCGATGAGACCGCTCCAGTCCTGTGGAAGTAGCTTGAGTAACCCCAGATGTACGGAGTCACTCGCGCTGCTGAGGTCGACTGTTGCCAGTCGGCCGTTCGCACTACCTTCAAGCGCAAGCCTAGCGTTATATTGCTGGGCATCTGGCTTGAGTAGTCCCCACCGGTTAAGACGGCTCCTAATCACTTTACCGATCCCTTTCTGAAAATACATATTCAGATCGGGCTCGATACAGATCGTACGGTCCGTCTTGGCGTTCTTTGGAACAGTGATAAGGCGGCTCCCAGGCACAACCTCAGCAGAAAACCGCCAGGTTGGATGCGCCTTCGCAAGCGCGTCTGCCATAGGAATCGCGTTGTACGTCAGATGGGGTCTTACAGCCCCGAATTTGAACGCGGCATCACCACGTCGCCTCGACTGAGAAGTCGAAGCCCCAGGACCAAACGCGAAGAAGGAGTGAATCTCATCCAGGTTAACGTCACCTAGAATTCTTTGGATTTTTCTGGTAGCCGTCATCATGATGGCTGCCATCGTGGCCGAATGTTTTCCGACCACGATCCTCGGGTTCCGGTTCACGTCAACTTTGGACAATAACTCCTCCACCTCAAAGAATTTCTGACGGGCTACATCCGTACGATCGATACCCAGATCCCAAGTTGGGAATTTGGACATCAACTCGACACAGAGGTAGTCCCGCGAGAACGTATCTGCACTCGAATAATCCATCGGATTTATCGAAGCAGATACAATCTCGAGATAGCGCCCATTTTCTAAGTGGGACAGCATCTCTCGGGACCTTTGAGTATCTGCCGCGGTATAAATACCCGCGGCAAGTTGGTTGGCCAGGCAAGCACGCTGACGAGTAAGGTCCTTCAAAGGACCAACACGCTTTTTCTTCGTTTTCATTGGTTTTATACCCAATAGGAATGAAGGGTGACGCAGATGAGGAGCTAGTCAGACTGAGCAGTATCACGCTCAGAACGGTAGGCTTCCCAGGCAGAAAGAACCGCCTCGACGAGCCTAAAGATGAGACCATAAATCGGCCTAATCATTAGGTGACGTTAAGAAGCTGTTCAATAACGATGACGACATTGCTGTCGTTCTCGATGCCACTCGCAAGTTTCCGAAGATCCTTGCGATTCTGCGGCGTGCACTCCTGCGGGAAAACATACTCCCGCGTAGTACGGAGTGTATACTCTAGGCGCGGTCGGTTCACACCGTTGATAACTTCGGTGCTAATGACCGGCATGGCAAAGTCCACCTTAACACGGTAGACCTTATCACGCTGACCTGCCAGAGGGGCTCGACAAGTAATCGAGAGCGGCCAGTAACCCATAGCAGAAGTGGCGGACTGCTCAACGAAAATAGCAGAATCGCCATTCACCTTCACTTTCGAGAAGGTATGGTTAACTGGAGTGGTAGCGGCGTCTGGTACAACAATCGTGCTGATATTAGGCACGTCTATATTCCTTAATGGAAGTTAGTACAGGGAGTAATTCTCTCATAGACAAAAGCCTATAAGAGGCACTCGACGATGCCCTAGAGGGCGAATGTGAAACAGAGCAGTTAAAACCCGAACTTTCTCAAAGCAAGAGAAATCAGGGCTGCCCCGTTATACACATGGGAAAGGCTCCGACCCGTATTAAAATGCGGAGGCGGAACCATGGGAGAAGCACTATACGTGACGCGATTAAATAGCATCATGTAGCCCTTGCCGGAAGGTGTAACAGATCCGGTGACCCCAGTATTGACGCAACGTCCATTCTGAGGTCGAACTTTTACAGTGCACTTCTTGCTGGTAGATCCCCCTCTAAACGTCATTCCCAATGACGCGTCGAGTCGGTTTAGATAATCACCGATAGGGAGGAACCAGTCTGCAACGAAGGACCAAGGTGTACGTTCCCAGATAATCAGAGCCGGGTTTGTAATACCTAGCTGTGACAACTCGTGAACGAGTCCATTGTCTTTGTAGTAGTCGAGCCGAGTTTTACAAATAAACTCGATTTCTCGAAATCTATCAACATTGACAGTGAACGACCCTACCGCCGCACCCGTGCTATAGAGATCTGTGTAAGACTCCCTAGCCTTTGAGGTGACGGTGATAGTGGCACGATTCGCCTCTTTCTCGCGCTCGGAAAGGTGCTTAACAGCACCAAATGAGTCCTGCATAAGCGGGACCCACCCATAGGCTATCTCTAGCCTAACCTCCGCAATGAGATCAAGCAACCGCTTGATCGCCTTTGGAGAACGCGCGTTTCTGAGATCTCTTTCGAGAGTTTTTAAGCGATCGGCCCACCCATGTTCGATATCCTCAGCGATCCTAGTGGCATTACTGCCAATTAGACGATCAACCTGATCCCGTTCTGCGAAGGCAACCCCAAGATTTACATCATCATTCTTGAGCTTGTCTAAGCACTTCGAGATGGTCCGATCCACGAGATATTGTGGAAAGGCAGGAGGATTCGAAGCATAGAAACCACTATAGCTGCATCCACCCGACCTCGTAACAATTGAGGTGGGACTCTCTAACGAAGCGCTAAGCTCGGTTGTGTCACAATAACCTTGCCTAACGAATCTCGTATAAGGAGTGGGCGGTCGCCATAGTGCACGTGGTGTCTTTGTACGCTGACTGACCTCATCTCGTTGAACATCCGGAACGGTACCTGATGCATTGGTAACGTTTCCGGTAGATTTGTTCTTCTGAGCTGATTGCCAGGGGCGGTTCAAAGTAAGTGCCACGTCTATGTTCCTTCTAGCGGGTTGGAGAGCATAACAACGCTCACTCCGCCTTATCGCCGTCTAATACCGGCGTGGACGTAGTATCACTACTATGTCCGTCGTACCATGCAACAACACTAGGGTGAAACTGGATAACACCAGCTTCCGCCATTAGTGCGATTGCACGCGACAGCTCGTCCCGGAGGTCATACTCACCAAAGACGATATCACAGGCAAGATCGATATCATAGCGACCGTTAACAAGATCGATGACATTTTCTGCCATCGTGACGGTTTTCGGGTCGAGATCTATTTTATCGAAATTGTGAACTGTGCGAAAGTCGTTGGTAGGCATGATTATCTCCGAGAGATGAGCTGAGTGTGGTTTGCAATCTAGATAGATCGCGGTTCGTTACGCCTTGACAGCGTAACGGGCATACCATGCCCAAATAGACCGCTCCCTA